GTGCGGATGGTCAGGCCCGGCAGCATCAGGCTGGCCGACGCGACGCCGGTCGAGGTCGCCTCGGCCAGCCTGATGCTGCCGGGCCTGACCATCCGCACCGACCGGACGGAGCCGCCGGTGGCGCAATCGGTCCCCGAGGACGCCCGCCATCGCTACGCCGACCTGATCGGGCCGGACGCCATGGACAAGGAGCAGCGCTGCCTTGCCGAGGCCGTGTACTTCGAATCGCGCAGCGAGCCCGAGGCCGGCCAGGCCGCCGTCGCCCAGGTGGTGCTGAACCGCGTGAAGAGCGGGCTCTACCCGTCGAACGTCTGCGGCGTCGTTTACCAGAACCGACACCGCTACATGGGCTGCCAGTTCTCCTTCGCGTGCGAGGGCAAGGCCCTGCGCATCACCGATTCGGGCTCGTGGGCCACCGCCACCCGCATCGCGCAGTCGGTGATCGAGGGGCGCACCTACCTCGCCGAGGTCGGCGACGCGACGCACTACCATGCCGACTACGTCAAGCCGGGCTGGTCGCGGCGCCTGCGCAAGATGGACGTCATCGGCCGGCACATCTTCTACGAGCTCAAGCCCGGGCAGACGTAGGATTCGTGTAGCGCGCAAAATCGAATGGCACAGCGCGCAGGATCAAATGTCATCACCCCGTGGTGATGGAATACGTGGTGCCGCTGGCTGAGAACAGGTTGATCGCCGCCGTCGGGCACTTGGCATCAAGGACCAGGTTGGCGCCGGCTGCGATGGTGTGGCCGACCGCAGCGGTCGCCGCACCGCCGAAGCGGACCTGCATCGGGTTGGTGCCGGTGTTGCTGATGATCGCGAGCTGGCGGCTAGTGCTCCCTGTCACGGCCGCCACGCTGGCGCCCGCCGCGATCGTGCCGGAGGTATCTGCCGTGACCGTGCTGGAGTTCGCGACCAGCGATCCGCCCTCGATGTAGGTCGAAGGCGCGCTCCAGGGCGAGGCCTTGAGCACGATCGCAAAGGTGTTGGCCGTCGCGCCGTTGTTGCGCAGCCGCAGCGTCTTACCGCCGACGCTCGCCCGCCAAATGCCAGCCGAGATGATGGTGTTGAAGGTACGTCCCTGGGAGCTGCCGACGTTCGAGATGAAGGTCGCCGGCAATGGCTGCCAGTTGTTCGATCCGTCGCTTGCCTGCTGCTCCAGGAGCATCACGCCGCCGAACGCGGTGATGTGGATGTCGACGCTCCCCGCGCCCGTCGTGTCGAAGGTGAAGGCTGCGTTCGCCGTGGCGGCGAGCGTCACTGGCGACCCGCTCGGGATTGTGCCGTCCACCTGCGAGACACTGAGCGCACCCTGGTCTGATGCCATGGTCACCGGGACTGACGCTGCCTTCAGCGCCTGGCCTAGGACGGGGACGCGAGCGAGGTACGTCGTCCAATACGCGAGCCCCCGCTTGAACAGGGCGATCAGGCTAAATGTGCCGGCGTCCGTGGTAGCTGCGGTGTCCGTCGCAGAGCCCAGCGCGGCCGCCAGCGTGGGCGCCGTCACGACGGTATTCTGATCGACCTCTGCGATATTGGCGGCAGCTGGCGCGGCGATCACCGCTCCAGTGGTCATGTTCAGCCAGATCGCAGAGGATGCGGTCGGCGGGGTCGTCGCCTTGTTCACACCGACGACCCGCGCGACCACGTCACCGAGACTGTATCCAGTGCCGGCCGTCTTCACGTCGAAGTAGGCGGTGAGCAACGTGATGGCATTGTCCGACGCCACCGGGCGCAGGCTCGAAGCTGTGACGCTGGCCGTGCTTCCATCCGGGTTCGTAAACGTCACCGCGATTGCTTGGGTGCCTTCGTTCACGCTCTCGCGGCGGACGTAGAAGGCGGTCCCGTCGGTCCAGATCGAAGTCTCCAGATCGACCTGGGCCTGGAGGACGGACAGGATCGACGCGAGCTTCGCCGAGGCGTCGGCTTGCCCCGCGGCCGTCGAGGCATTGGCCGGGAGCGGCGCTCCGCCGTCCTCGTAGATCACCAGCAGTGGGTCCGACGCGTTCATCGCCGAGGTGTCGTACGCTAGGGTGAGCACCGATCCGGCGACGCTGGCGTATCCGAGATTGGGTACGGCGGCGGCATAGATCAGCGCGTTCGAGCGCAGGTTGATGACCGCGAAAAGCCGCCGCAGGTCGAAGTTGGCCAGCGTGGAGAAGTCGAGAGTGCGATTGATCGGCGAGAAGCCGTAGCCGGACAGAAGGGGCTGTTTCATGGGGTGGCCTCAACCGAAAATCAGGGCGTTGACGACGGTGAGCTGGCTCACCCGTTGGAGGTCGGCCGCGCTCGCCTTGGCATCGAGCGCGGCGCGCAAACCGGGGATGCTGTCGAGCTCGATGGCCGCGATCGCCGCGGCGACGGCCGCGATCGCAGCGGATACGGTCGCTCCGTTGACCGGGATGACGACCTCGACCACGTGCCCGGATCGCAGCTCGCCGAGGTAGGGCAGCGGTGAGGTCGCAAGCCCGCTGACGGGAACGCCGCTGCTCATGGGAGATCCTGAACCGGGAGGATGCCGCGAAGGAGCGGTAGGACCGATCCGTCGGCGAAGGTGGCGATGACCCCGAAGGCGAGGTTGCCCAGCGGCAGGGCCTGCGTAGCGGCTGGGGGCAGCGGGTAGGTCACCAGCGAACTCGCGGCGTCGAGCACGAGGCCACCGTTGGCGGCGGTGCTCTTCGTCTGCGAGAAGCCCGAGGCCTTCAGCGTCCAGCTGATGGTGGCCCCAGTAAGGTCGATCCGGCTGCCGACGCCGGTGAACATGTCGACCTGGCTCAGGGCGATCGCGATGTCGCCCGTGGCCCCACGCGTCACGGGGTCGAAGGTGTACTGCGCGATCATGCGAACACCACCGCAGCGCCAGCGGCATGGATCTCTGGAAGGGTTGTAGCGGCGCGGACCGCGGTCTTGCCTGCAAGCCTCCTGGTTCGGATCACCGCGAGAGCAGCGTCCGTCCGCTCGGCGCCCACAACGATGGCCCTGGCCCCTTCGATCAGATCGGACGCCGAGGCGTCGGCAGCCGCGACCAGAGGGAAGTCCGCAGGTGAAGGCTCATCCGCGGCGAGCACGCCCTTCGCCTGGTCGAGCGCACGGGCGTATTCCATCGCCTGGCCGGCGCCCGGCGTCATCACGCGCAGCCGCGCTGCCTCGGCTGCAACATCGATTGCCGTGCACGCAGCATCCTTAGCCCGCGCCAGCATCTCCGGTGGCGGGTTCGACACCAACCCGTCGTCAGCCGGATCGCCGAGCTTATGGATGGAGACCGGTCGGCCCTCCGGCGCGTACCAGACCTCGCCGCGATGGTCCGGGAGGATGACCCATTCTCCATCGGCCCAGCGCGGGCGGAAGCCGACGGTGGTCAGAGGCGGCGCGGCAAGCGTTCCGCCCGCCGGGGTCAGCACGGTGCCAATCCGATCGCGCACGGTTGGCATCTCCACGGACCGAAGAAAGTCGCCCGTGTCGGGTTCGAAGAAGTGGATCAGCATGGCGGCCCCTAAAGTCGAACCTGCTGCCATGCAGCATCGTCGTATTCGAACTCGACCCATGTGCCGGCGGGAACGGCGAGCGAGCCTGCGCCACCGATCAGGCGGAACCCCATGCCCGCCGTATCGCCGCCGTAGAGCGTGAACGGGACCGCGGCGTAGAGCCGAACCCGGCGCTCGGGGTAGCCACCGAGCATGTTGCCGTTACCGCCCGATCCATCCGCAGGCCCCGTCACGGTGAAGGTGCTGTGCCCCCATGGGGCCGACAACGTCGTGATCGGAATGCGAGGGCGCCCGAAGGTGATTGCCCGGTCACCGGCGAGCGGCGTCTTGCGGAAGGGTGATTTCGAGTTGGGCCAGTCGCCGAAATTGACCGCCCCCAACTGAAGCTGTGTCGTGTCGGCGAGGTCGAACGGCACGTCCGTGATCTGTCGAAAGCCGAAGCCGCCACCGATCGTGACGCGGCTCGTCGGCGACAGGGTTTTGAGGACGACAGGACCACCCACGATCTTGCCGCCGGTGACCTCAAGGTCGCCTCGCCGGACCAGATAGGCCGGTCCGGTGAGCGTCCCGGCGATATGGCCGACGATGGAGACGTGCTTGTGCAAGTCGCCGTACTCGTCGAGCTCGACGTCCAGCAGGGTCTGGGCAGACGCTGTGTGCCCGCCGATGATCCGGACGTGGTCGCTGTCGCCTTTGACGGTGAAAACGGTCTGAACCTGGATGTCGGCGATGGCCTGCTGCGCGACGCTATCGGCGCAGCAGTTGAGCCACTGCGTGGACTGCGCATTGTCCGAGATGTACGGCGTCTTAAAGCCGTAAGCGAACATCTCGCTGAACATCATGAAGTCAACCGAGTTGCGACTTCTCACAAACCAGCCGGGTCGGGTCAGGTATGGCGTCCCGGACATGATCGTCAGCCACGGGAAGCCGTGCCAACCCCGAACGTCGCCGATGTCGTTGCAGTCGTTGATGTCTAGCCCGTTTAGGCAGTCCACCAACACCCGGTGGGATCGGAGCGATTGAAACCCGTCCATCCGAAGTGCGTGCTCGAAGCCCAGCACCATCATCTCGTCGAACTGCACGCCATCGCCAGCGCCGATGAAGGCTGTTCCGGCGTAGGTCTCGGAGCCGGTGTTGCCTGGTCCGGTGGGGTTGGCGTCAGGGGCCATGCTCGGCAGCCCCTTCCGCATCGCGATGACACCGCGCGTCTTGCAGCCGGGGCCGAGGGTCACCGATGCGGTCGGGCTGATGACGAGAGCAGCGTTCAGAAGCGTCGGATCGGTATAGATGCGCTCCACATCGGCGTAGAAGATGTTGCGCTTGACGGCGCCACCCTCGCCCCATTGCTTCGCGCGCAGAGCCGCAGTGTTGAGTACGCGGCCCATAATGGCCTGCGCACCAAGATCTGACTCTAGGGTGGTGTTATTCTTGAGCACCAAGGGCGTATCGATCGGCATCCGCCCGATCAACCGAAACGGCCCGCCACCTCCAGCGGCCAAGCCATTCGCTGCGGTTTGCAGCTTTGGAGCGCCGTCTTCGCCAGGGCGAAGGAGTAGGTCGCCGACGGTAGCGACCAGCTCGCCGTTGTGATCCCGAAGCGGGCGAGCGTAATAACCGGAGCCGTTCTTCGTCAGAGACGTCGTCGGGATGCCATCCTGTACGCGCTGCAAGGCAATGCTCAGCGGGTCGGCGAACGCCAGCCAGATCGCGCCATCCTGCGACGTGAAGCCATCGGCGCCAGCGGGCAGCGGGCCAGTGATCCGGCCGTAGTCCGTCCCGAGCCCATCCTTCGCCGTGGCGCGGCCAAGGGTCCGGACAACCTGCACACTCGCCGCAATCGACTGGCCGGCGGCCGCCGAGCGCGTGGTCGGCGTGATCAGGTTTGGTGCGCCGAGCTGCTGCTCGACCTGAGTGAGGCGCGAGCCGGAGTTGATCGCCTCCTGTGCCGTGAGACGCGAGAGCACGTCCTGCGTCACGGGAGGCGGCGCCAACTGCCCCGTGACATCCGCAGAGGCCAGCGTCTCAACCCCCGTGACGCTATCTGCGCCAAAGGTCTGGACGAAGCGGCGGAAATAGACGGCTCCGTAGGGCGCGACCAACGTGATGCCTGGGCCTGCCTTGCGGGCCACATACCCGACAGCCAGCTGGCGTGGCGTGGACGTGGTCAGCGAGGCCAAGTTCGCGATGATGCCGACAGGGTTTCCAGCTAGCGGGTTCTCCGCCTGGTCGAGCCAGAAGACGCCAGTCCGCACGAGGTCGTTGTTGGGATCGGACGCGTTGGCGAGACGGACAACGGTGGCGCGCACTTCACGGATGCGGCCGGGCTCGATCGCTTCCACCTCGCGCGCCGCAACGATCCTGGCGCCGACGATACGCACGACGGCGCCCGTGTCGTTCCTGCCCATTGCCGAGAGCGGTAAGGGCGCCAAGCCATCCGCCGGACCGGCGAGTGCAGCAAACCCGGTAGCCATTGTAAAAGCCGAGCGTCCGTCACCCGGTCGAGCGCCCGACCCCGGCCCCGTCGTCAGCATGGCGACCAGGTCCGGAAGCTGCGCGAGCGTGACGAGCGCCGAGACTTCGGCCTCCAAATCAGACCTTAGGGCTTCGAGGTTTCTGCGAAGCTCGTCGCCTTGGGCCCCGACCACGTTGGAAACGCTGTTGACGGCCGAACTTAGGCTCACCGAGGTGTCGACGATCAGACTGCTCAGATTGCTGTCCGCCGTCGCGCGGTCGTTGATCTCCTGGTTGATCAGCCGCGCGATCAAGGCCGTCAGGACGTTGTTGAGCTGCCCTACTGCGATGATCCGGGCATTGACCTCTGTCGAGACGGCCGTACCCCGTGCCGTCGCCTCGCTGTTGAGCGCGTCAGCCAAACTCAAGAGCGTCGATTGAGCGGCCGATACGTCCGCGCGAAGGTTGGCGATGCCGGTCGGGTCGGTGCTGATGATACCGCGCAGAGCATCGACGAGCGCGGAGAGGCTGGCGCGCCCAATGGCCAGCTGGCCGTTGCCGGCATCGTAGTGCCCGATCACCTCTTTGAGGACGCCGAGTGGAAGGCTGGAGGTGCGGACGCCAGCGGCCATGATCACGAAACCTGAATGTTCGAGGGGCCGGCCGGCACGGATGCGGAAGGCGGGCTTTGCCCGTCCAGCGCGATCGCCCAGACGCGCCAGGTGCCTGTCGCGAGGCCGGAGAGGTTGGTGACGAGAGGCGTGTTAGGACCGCTCGCGATCGGATCGCCGGCGGCGTGCGCGCTGGAGAAGGTCGCGGCGGCCCCCGACGCGAGGTAGATCGCGGTCGCGACGCCGACTTCACTTGGGCTCGACGTGACCGTCACCTCGATCGTGCCAGCGCCGGGCGAGCTGAGGGTGAGAGCGGTCGGCGAAGACGGGGGCGCCGGATCGGTGGCGGCGACCACGTGCCCGGTGGTCGTGGTCCAGACGCCCTGTGTGCCCTGGCTGGCGATGGAAGCCGCCTGGATCTGCACCTGGTCGCCGGCGGCATAGCCATCGATGAGCACCGCGCCTGCGGCGGCCGGCGCGGCCACGATCGCGCTCCAGGCAGTTGCCCCGGCGATCCGGTGGCGAACGGCGAAGGTGACGACCGTCTGCGTTTCAGTCGAAGGCGCCTGGATGAGGACGACCACCGGATACGGATGGGCATCCGAGACCTGGCTCGCGGCCAGACGCCCCGAGATCACGTCGACGATGATCGGGATCTGGGGGGCGCCGACCGAGATCTGCGCCTGATCGCCGGCTCGGCCCGACCAGGCCGGCGGCAACTCGGCGTCGACCAAGGCCTCGATCTCGGGGGCGTGGTCGATCAGGGTGAGGCGGGCGCAGAGGTTCTCCAAGCCTTCGACGGCCTTGATCGTGCATGCGAAGCTCTCGCGCGTCGCCACGCCGAACAGGGCGAGGTTGCCGACCTCGGGGAGGTCGCCGGGGCCGTCGAGCGTGAGCAGCTGGGTCTCACCGCTGCCCGTCTTCACGCTGCGCAGGAGGCTCGACCCGTCGTCGCGCCGGAACCGGACGGCGTAGAGCACGCCCGTCTCGAAGCTGACCAGCTCGTCGAGGATCACGCGCGCGCCGTCGACCGCCTTTACGCGGGCCGAGACCTGGGCGTCGTCCAGGACATCGTGGCTGGCCAGCACGCGATCGCCGCGGCCGCAGGCGATCGCCTCCATGTCCTGGTTGAAGGTGTACGTGTCCGGCCGGTGGATCAGCTCGTACTGGCGCCGGCGCCCTTCGCGCCAGATCATGTCGGGGTTGGTGACACCCGGCATCTTCAGTTCCTCGACGATCTTCGGCGAGCCGGCGAAGCCCGGCCACGGCACGACGCGCTCGGCCTTGGAGAACCCGTTGGTCTCGTCCTGAAACTGGATCCGGAAGGCGTCCGGGAACACCGCGTAGGGCCGCTCGCCCTTGAAGCCCCAGCTGTTGCGCGGGGTGATGTGCGCCGAGACCGTGGCCAGTGCCCGGTCGACCACGACGCCCCAGGCCGTCCCGGTGTCCCGCGGCGTGGCACGGCCGGCGGCAGCGATGTCGACGAGCACGTCGAGGACGGAGGCCTCGAAGTCGTGGACGCGGTTGTAGGTGAGGCCCTTGGCCGCACAGAACGCGTGCCAGTCGCCGAGCGCGGCGACCTCGTCGTCGGGGAGCGGATAGGAGATCGCCGGCCCGGTGAGCACGTAGCGGAACAGCGCAGCCGGGTTGTTGGTCTCCCGCGTGATCCACGTCTTTGAGGGCTCGTCCCAATCCGGGCAGATCGAGCGCAAGTCGAAGTTCAACGCGTCGAGCATGCCGTTGAGCTGGCCGGTCGCCCGGATGCGACAGGCGGCGAGCGCCAGCGGCTTGTCGAAGTCGATCGGGTATTCCGGCCGGATCGAGCGCAAGGCCGACCAGGCGGACCGGCCGCTGTAGCGCTTGTCCCGCTTCGACTGGTCGGCCTCGTCCCAGTCCGTGGTGATGCGGGTCAGCTCGATCTCATACCGGCCGCGCTCGGGGAAGGTGATGTAGCTGGTGCGGGTGAGCGCCTTCGGCTTCTTGGCCGTCACGACAATCGCCGGTCCGCCGACCCAGGCATCCGTACCGGCCTTGCGGTAGCGGGTGGCGATCCCGACGGTGAAGGCGATGTTGCCGCCGTCCTTGTTCGTGCCGAACACGCCGCCGGGGAAGGTCACGTCTATCTCGCACGCCGTGCAGTCGGCCGCCGTCGTGCGGATCTGCGGGCCGCCGGTCGGCACAAGCGCGGTCAGCAGCTCGATCGAGAGCGGCTCCTCGACCACCTGCTGGGGGTACAGGGCCAGGCGGTCGTCGTTCGCGTAGCCGCCGCGGACCTCCAGCTCGACGTCGCCGTAGCGCTCGATCGGCGTCTCGCCGATGCGCGGGTTCGCGACCGTGAGCGGGCCGTAGCCACACAGGAAGCTCGCCACGACGTAGCGATAGTCGCCGACGGCTTGCGTGTAGGGGATCGCGGCGTAGGGCGGGGCGTACCGGACGAAGCCCAGCACCAGCGGGATCACGCCGTCGGGGGTCGCCTGGTTTCGGAGGCCGGAGATCGAATAGACCGGCTTGTCCTTGGCGCTGGAGCTGGGCGGCACCAGCGCGTTGAGCAGGAGCGTGCCAGCGAGCAGCGCGGTGCCGGAGATCGCTGCCGAGGCGAGCGCCGTCGTGGTCGCCGTCGCGCCGACGCCGATCGCGCTGAGAAGGGCCGGCGCGTAGAACTGGCCGGCGGCGACCGCCGCGACCGTGATCGCGATCGTCAAGACCGAGCGCAGGAGGTCGCCGCCAGGCACCGCCTGGATCAGCACCTGGCTGCCGGCCTTGGGGCGAACACCCTCCCAGAGGGCCGGCAGGATGACATGGCCGCCGACGGTGACACGGAGCCGGTCGCGGAGCGCGCCGCTGGCCTGCGGCAGCATCTGCGCGATCATGTCGGCGAGGCTGGCGCCCGGCTCGATCTGCGCCTCCACCAGGCCTAGCAGGGCGTCGAGGCACGAGGGCCGGGCGACGACGGCGACGCTACCCGACATGGGTGGCCTCCATCGTCGCGCGGTGCCGGTAGAAGCCGGAGAAGCGCGGCGACCAGCACCCGGTCGTGAAGTCGACGATCGCGCTCTCGCGGCCGGCAGTGATGTGGAGCATGCGCCCCTCCATCACGACGATGCCGACATGGGCCGCGATGCCGGCGCGCCGGAACACGGCGATGTCGAACGGCTGCGCCTCGGCGACGGCGACCCACGGCCCGACGGCGGTGCTGCGAGCGAACACGGCCGCGACCTCGGCCCGCTCCTGGATCGAGGCGACCTCGGCGCAGTAATCCGGCACAGGGATGCCGAGCATCTCGGCGTAGATCAGGCGCGCCAAGCCCCAGCACGCGATGCCGTCGCGCGTGAGCCCGCGCTCCCGCCAGGGCAGGCCGACGTAGGCGTTCGACCAGGCGCCGGTCGCTGCCCCGTGGACGTCCGTTGAAGCGGGCTTGAAGGCGAGCATCAGTGCAGCCCCGGGAAGCGGTCGGCGGTCATCCGCCCGGCCGGCATCGGCTCGGACGTCCAGGGCTCGCGCGAGATGTCCAGCGAGACCTGGGAGGCGTCGTAGGAGCCGCGGACGGCGCGCAGGCGCGTGTAGCGGGCCTCGATCACGTCGGGTGACGAGGCCAGCACGAGCCGCAGCTCGACGTCGGCCGGCGACAGGATCGAGCGGATCGCCTTGGCCATGCCGGAGGCGACGTTCTCGAACACGAGCGTCGTCTTGGGCGGGCTCTTGTCTTGGTCGTCGGGCAGGACCGCGCCCATCAGCACGAAGTCGTAGACCTCGCCCTGGTGGCGCGTGCCGTAGGCGAGCGGGTCTGCCGAGATGCGCACGGTCGGATCGCTCGACAGGTAGACCGGGGCCGGGAGCGAGGCGTGGGTGATGATCACGAGCATCACCATGACCTCGTCGGTCTGGCCGTCCTGGAGCGCAGCGCGCGCGGAGATCGAGACGGTCTGCGCCATCAGGGCAGCACCTCGATCTGGAAGCTGACGCGGTAGAAGGCACCGGCGACGTTCTTAATCGAGGGCGCCTGGTCGCCGGAGAACATCGCCAGCCACCAGGACGCGGCCACGATCGGCAGGCCGGAGGCATCGAGCAGGGGCACGCCCGGCGCCGCCAGCAGCGGCAGGCCGTCGAGGATCTGATCGGGCAGGAGGAACGGCAGGCAGCCGCCGCCGGTGTCCTCGTCCCAGAACCGCTCGAACCGGGCCGCGAGGTCGACGGGCAAGTCCATCGCACCCGTGACCGGCGCGACGGCGGCCGACGAGCCGCGACGGCGCTTCGACGGACCGCGCTCCATCTTCGTCGAGAGGCGGCCGTCGGCAAGCGTGCGGCCGAAGCCGTCGCGCAGGAAGCGCTGGGGGAGGTCGGAGGGCCAGATCGGGATCATCGACCCGCCACCCTGCGCTGGCCCAGCGTCGCGGCCGTCTTCGAGCCCGGCCGCGCCACGGCGGCAGCCGTCATCTCGTCGACCTGGATTTCGACGCGCGCGCCACGCCCGCGATGTGGGCCGTGACCTCGCTCGCACCGGCCGAGGCCTGTGCGACGTTGCGCACGATCTCCTGGGTCGCCGCTCCCTGCTCCTCGACGGCCGCCGCGATCGTTGCG